CATAACATATAAAGGGTTGCTTCCATTACCTTCTTGTCCAAATTGAACATATGCTCTGCTTCATTTTCTCTTGTTTCTTTTATTAACTTCTTTACATACAGATATGTTGCGATTTCTCTTTCAAGCAACGCAAGTGCTGCTTGGTTGTTAGATTCCTGAATGATTCTTTCAATATGTCTATTTTGAATACCGATTCGTTCATCAATCTTCTTTAAAATTATCTTTTCATCAATCATCTTTAGCGATCTCCTTTATTTTGTCTGCCCATAACATTGCGGTTCTAAGACTTTGCAGTATGTTATATAAATTTTCTGCTTCTGATTCTGTGATTCCACAAAATTCTATGCCATCTTTTCCTTCTACTTCTCCTATGATCAGCGCATTTCCCTTGATCATGTGTCTATGCTTATCTGTTTCATACAGTAAACACGCTAAAGAATTCACTTCTGCCGTTGGATGAAATAAATACTCTTCATCCACTAACATACTCGCTCTTCCATTCACTTCTCTTCCGTTACTTTTGCAACAATCTGTATATATTCCGATTAATTCATATAATCTAACTGGCCAGACTCTTTCTACTAGATCACATTCTTCTCCAATTACTTCTCGAAGCTTTTCCATCTGCTCACTGATTGTTCCTTCTGGATAATCCAGTATCTGAACTTGATTCTCTGAATTACAAATAAGTCCTTCTTTAATCAGGATCATTTTTCCTGTTTCTTCTTTCATTTCTCTTCTCTCCTCTCTCCTTTTATAAAGTTAATTTGTCCAGCATATAATTCATTAGGTATTTCCCTATCTTGGTTTTCCCAAAAATTCCTATGATGATTGCACTGCATGTCATGTACATCATCAGTACGATTCCTGTATACATACCGATACCCTCTTTCTTTATATTGCTTGTCCTCCCTGCCCGGAATTTCACCGGGCTGTTTTCTTTTCTTTTGCTCCGATGGCTCTGATCACCGTCACTGCCATCATTTTTTTCTGCTCTGGTGTAAGTTCTCTGACCTCTTCATCATTTACAAATCTTCTTACTTTGTATTCTTCCATGATCTCACCTCCCTTCTCTTTAATTTATTTCTGTCTGCTTGTCTGTTATGCCGCTGTTGTTGGTTTGTTTTCATCCATTTTCTGTCTGGCAATCAAAATGTCAATACTTGCCTTAACAAGCATCAATGATTCATTGTCCAGTTTCTTGATGTTATCAACCGTTTCTTTCATGAGTTCTTTGTCCTTCTCTTTCATGTTCTTCACCTTCTTTCTCTTATGTAATTCTTACATCCATAAAGAGCGTCAGTTTTGCTATCATTTCATCCTCATCTTGTTTAATAGCATAAGACCTGACGCCCTTTATTTCTTTTTCATCAAGTTTTATTCCATTATCAAGAACAAGTTTATGTAATTTATTTGTTGAAATTGTAGGTTTATCATCTCTATTTCTTCTACAAGGTTTCTCATCTGGAAATTTCAATTGTTTTGCTATCTGCTTACCATCTATTTCAATTTTTTCTACTTCTATCTTTCTCACCTCTTTCATTAAATACTTGAAAGTAGTAGACATTATTTAAAAATAATGATACTAAGACCCAATACGATCACAGCCATTCCCTGCAGTATAACAACCCTTTGCAGGGATGATATTCTTTGCGACTGATATTCCTGCTTTTGTTTTTGTTTAGCAAGTATAGAGTAGATCGCCCATCTCATTTCTTTCCCAGTTGTTCCATTCAAAATAATCTCAAACTCATCTTTTGGATTTTCTTTTTCATTAATGAACTCCTCTACAAATCTTTGAATATCTTTTTCTGATTCATCATCGTTATATGTTTTTTCCATACGTCCTCACCTTCTTTCCCTTATTAAATTCACTTGTCTTTCTTCCATATATCTCCTATACTTAGCTCACAGGACACTGCCATGTCCAAGTTTTAAGAAAGGAGATACCAAAATGAAACACAATAAAAACATTACACAACTTCAATTTAGTGCATTAGAACAGCTAAATTCTACCGCCGTTACTGCGACTATTAAAATGCAACAAGCATTGAACAATCGTATGAATTCTTTTATACATTCTTATAAAATTGTTGCACCATATAGAAATCTTGCTTTAGGTCTTGGATCATGTCTTGAGCAATGTGTTCTTCGTGGATATGAAGTCAAAGCCAAAGCTCTAGCTAGCTGTATAAACCTCAATCAAATTCAAGCATCTATTCCTGGTATTGCATCAGGAGTTCTCAATAACAAAAATAATATTGATGACGTTATTGTTATTCCAAATGAAATCGCTAAATCTATTTCTGATACTCTTGGAATTTCTAATGATGAACTTGAACCTGCCATTCCATTTAAAGATTCCAAGAAGATATCTATAGAAAAATTTGCTTTGTGGCTTGGTATTTTCTGTTCACTTGCTGGTCTTTTTGGAACTTTGATATATACTCCTATTACTGATTATCTTTCTGAAAAATCTACTGAAAACTATCAGCATCAAATGCTCCAAGAAGAATATAAACAAACAGAACTTCTTGAGAAAATTCACATCGATTTACAGAAAAATAATTCATCTACAGCCAAAGAAAAATAGATGTTCTTGCTAAAACAACCATTATCGCGAGTGCATAAATCAATATTCTCTGGACCAGAAGATCTCTTTTTATTTCTCTTAAGGGATCTTCTTTTTTTATGTTTTTCATTGATCTGATTGTTGAAATAGTACATACAATACAAATTCCTGCTGCCACTAACCTTGTTATCTGAATATATTTTATTTTTCTCACCTTCCTTCTTTTTTGTGTGCAGATAGATTGATACTCCGCCCGATCGTCATGGTTCATTTCTTTTACCAAATCAAGGGGAGGATACGTTGTCTTAACGTATTTGAGGATTTTTCTTTATACTGTATGGGGTTTATACAGTTTCGGACGGAGTATCAATCCATCTGCTGCCTGTTTACTTGTTTCTGTATATCATTTTCATCTTGCTCTTATGTTGCAATTTTACGACACAAAACAGCAAATGTCAATACTTCTATTGCAACAAACGAGCATTTTTATCTTGATTACATTTGTTCTATGTGATACGATGGGGTCATAAAGAAAGGAGGTGTACCCTTAGACATATGAATAAACGTATTAAGCTTCTTAGAAAATCTTTAAATCTAACACAACAGGAATTTGCTGATAAATTAAATATAAAGCGTGGAGCTGTTTCTAATTATGAAGTTGGAAGAAAC